CTCGGTGAGAGAACGGGAATCTTGGTCTGGGCATTCGGCCCCTGGAAGAATCTTGCACCCTGTGTGATGCCGGTTCTGTCCTTGAAGACCTTGAACAGCTCACCAACAACGGCAACTGCACCAGCACCGGAGAGGGTGATTGCTCTCTTCTCAAGCATTGCGGTCTTGATGTCACGCAGTGCGCCCTCAAGGGCCTCGTTGCGCTGAACACCAGGATTGTCCTTGAATGCTGCCTTTTCCTTCTCAAAGGCTCTCTGCTCGGCTGCGAAAGACTCTCTGTCCTTCTGAAGCTCGTCCTTTGCTGATCTGAGTTCGGTCATCAGATCGTCAAGTTTCTTTTCGTCCATTTTAATACTCCTTTGTTTTCAGAGAATTCAAAAGTTCGTCAAGCTGCTGATCGAATCTCTTTTCGGCTTCAGTGAGTTCATCGGCTGAAGTGTCAAGTTCGGCAACGGGCTTCGCATCTCCTGCAAGTTCCCTGATTGTGGTTTCATATTCCTTGCGCTCTTCCTCGGAGAGCGTTGAAAGGTCAATGTTTCTAATCTCATCAAGAAGGGAGCGGACACTCCTGGCTTCTGAAGTTGTTGCTTCATAGGCCGGGAATGTCACGCAGAAAGAGACTTCAAAGAGGCGCACTTCAATCAGGTGGCAGACCGGAACCATGCGCCCGTCTTCTTCCATCTCTTCCCACTTGTCCTGAACAGTGCGGAAACCGAAGGAAAGACCCCGGTTGTAACCGCCCTTGATGAGTTCATAGGCATCTTCTGCATAAGAGGTCTGCGGAAGGTCACACTCAATGTGCAGTCCATCTTCCTCTGAACGGAGACGAAGAGAACCATTCTTGACTCTTCCCAGAAGCCTGTTGGAGTCATGGCCCATCAGCGCACGGACATCTGCGCCGTCTGCAATAGTCTTATTGAAGGCTGTCGGTGTGATGAATTCATAGAATCCCATCCACTCCGACCTTGAGTTATAGGGGATAAGGCCCTCGATAACTCTCTTGCCGTTCTCTTCTTCTCTGATCTGAAGATTGGTTGCTTTCAGATCTCTAATCTGCATTTCTTTTGCCATTTTTCATTTCCCTTCATAAATAAGTGTTTGAAAATTAGGATTTATCATCACCGGCCTGATTGTGCGCCTGTTCCAGAGCCAGTTTGTTCTTTGCCATGTACGCATCGACATTCTCTTTTGTGAGCGGCATCAGGTTGCTCGGAATGAAGTGGACATCACCGGCTTCACCCATGCTTTCCATTCCAAGCTTCTTTCTGACTTCGTTCATGGTCAGCGCACCTGACTGGAATTCCTTCGTCAGATAGTCAACTGTGTCCTTTGTGTTCGTGGTCAGCAGATTCTTGTATTCATAGACGACCTGGTATCTTGTGCGTTCTCTCGGATCCAGTTCCGTCATGAAGCTCTCACAGATGTGATTGCCCAGCGGTTCTATACAAGATGACAGGAAATCAGACATTTTGGTCTCAAGTGAATCGTACTTGCTGGCTTCGGTATTGATGAGTTCGTAAGGCATGGAGAAGACTGTCTGTGCAATCTGTCTCTCCACCATGTCCATCAAGGTCTTCAGCTGCGCCTGGACATTGGAAGGCTGGTCAATCTTGGAGAGAGTCGAATCAGGAAGGCCGATCATCGGCTTGCCGGCATTCTGCGCTCCGACCACAAACTTGTTGAAGACCGGAAGAATCTCGGCATACAACTGATCCATGTTTGCCTTCCTGGTGGGATAGGTTGACCCCAAATTCAGAACCACCCTTGAACCGATGCTGTTGTCAAAGTAATTTGCCACATAGTTCAGAAGCTTGTTGTCAATGTCGATGATATCCCTGTATTCGTCACACGGAGACATTCCGACTGTTCCGTTGTAACCAGGGCCGGGAAGAGGAATGTGAAGAATATCATTGTCGGTGTAATACTTGCCGCTGATGTAATACATCTTGCGGAAATCATTCCCCCTCTCGACCTTGACCTTGTACGGATCAACGATGCTATATCCGACCACATTTCCGCTGGAGTTCTTCAGCTTGTAAAGGAAGGCATTTCCTTTAATCAGCAGATAACGGACAAAGGTCGCATAGAAAAGAGTCGGTGTTTCTTCCTGTGACGGGTCTTCCAGGGTGTAGTAGAGAGAATGAGTCTTTGCCAGCTTCAGGGAGCCGTCAGAATTCTTCTCATAAACACGAAGGGGAAGCTTGGCAATGGTCTTGGATATCTTATCGACACAAGCCTCAACAGTGGGGTTTTTCTCGGCTGAAAAGAGAAGAGGGGTCGAAACCCTCTCGGTTGTGTTCGGGAAGAACGCTCTTTCCTTCCGTCTGAATATGTCAAATATGCTCATTTTTTCTTCCTCATAAATAAGTGTTTGAGAAATCAATAATCGAGTTTTGACAGTTTGTTTTCCATGTCGGAATAGATCTGTTCGGGTGTTCTTGTGTCGATATATCCGTTATCAAGAAGGCTCTTGATTCGGCCCAAAGCCATCAGGGAAGTGACAACTCCATCGATATGAAGAGATGAGTCTTTTCCACCATGTTTGACTGGTTTGATATTGCCGTTTGCATCCCTGTAAATGTCGCAGTTGCTGACCATCCAGGACATGACGGGATTGTCATCGCAGATGCTGGATGCATAGATTGCAGCCTCAAAATCTTTTGCCATCGGAGAGATGGTTTTCATATTTTGCTTGATTTCGACCAAATCACAGACAGGGCCGACTTCCTCAATCAGCTGACCGGCATTCCAAGGGTCATATAAGACTTCCTTGACATTGTACTTTTCGATGCATTCCTTGATGTCATCGAATATCACATTGTATGCGACAACCTCTCCCGGAGTTGCCGATATCAGACCCTGTTCAATCCACTTGTAAATCAGCGGAGAATCGGTCTTGCATTTCGGCCTGATCTGGTCTTCTGGAATGTAAAAATGATGCACCATGTAGAAGACCTTGCTCGGCAGATGATAGAGAACAACATCGAAAGAAGAGAAGTCCAGCCTCTGCGAAAGGTCAACCGCTCCCACCGCAACACAATCGTTCAGATTCAGATCTTCAATTTTCGGCTGGGTCTGGGCATTCAGAAGACACCGCTTCCACTTGTCGAAAGGAATCCAGGAAGTCACCGGTGAGATGAACAGACCGCAGTTCTTGATTCTGAATTCCGCTTCAAGGCTCGGATTCTGCTGGGCCTCAAGACAGAGAGCTTGCAGTGTTTCTTCCTTGACTGAAATCCCCAAATTCGGATTGGCCTTTATCCACTTTGTCGAATCCGTCCAGAGGTCTTCTTTGTCCAAAGAGTAGAGAACACAGAAAAAGGACTCGTCTTTATACACCCCCTCTAAAATCTTCTGACTTCTCTCATACTCCTGACCACCGGCAGAGTTCGGATTGTCGGATCCCGAAGTTATCTCAAACAGAAGGGGTTCCGGTCTTGATACTGTACCGGACTGAATCACCTGGATGATGTCATAGGTCTTCATGGCGGCAACCTCGTCAATCGTTGCCGTTGAGGGGTTCAGACCATCGAAGGTTGAATACTCCGAAGACAGAGCTGCAATCTTTGATGCGTTTGTCGGATTCACGATGGTGTAAGTTGAATTGTAAATCTTCAGCATCTCCCGGAGATCTTCATGCTGCCTGACCATGTTCACAACCGAATCGAAGACTATTCTGGCCTGATCCTTTTTCGTGGCAGTACAGAATCCCTCGGCTCCAGCTGTGAGCAGATTGTCATAGAGCAGAACGGAAGAGACCATTGTCGATTTTCCGTTCTTCCGGGCCACGAAGATGAAGGCTTTTCTGAACCTTCTGAAGCCGGTGTCCTTATGAACCCAGCCGTAAATGTTGGCAAAGATGAACACTTGCCACGGCTCCAAGTGAAGCAGCTCCCCGGCCCACTGGTCTTTGTATTGTTTAAGCATCTCTGAAAAGCGGATGAACCTCATGGCCTTGGCCTCATCGAAACGATAAGGAAAGGCATCAGTCTCGGAAGCCTTGAGATCATTCTCAAATCTCTGGACTGCGAGTCGAATCCACTTGTTGCATTTTGATGGGTTGGCATGAACCCAGCTGCAATAATCCCAGAGTCTTTGCAAGTTATGCCTCGTTTATCAGTTTGAGCAACGGAGACTCTGCCTTCTTCTGCGGAAGGACAAGCTTTGTTCTCTCGGACGGAGTAAGACCGAATCTGCAAGCCAATGTCACGAAACTGGTTTCATGGAGTTTGCGAACTTGAACCATATCCTTCAGCTGCTTGCGCCGATCCTCATCAGACAGAGCGGATGTCAGATCTGGTCTCCGGTAAAATCTGTCAATCTCGTCCTGGATGTGATACAAGTTGTCCAGCGCATCGAACATGATGCAAATCAGACTTGCATCTTCTTCCGAAAGAATTCCCTGTGTCACTTTGACACGCATGAACTGATTCCATGCAACCTTTGTTCTTTGCAGATAACGTTTTGGCGCAGTTTTTAATTCCATCTGGTTCGGAACTTCGTCATTGTAGTTCTTATGACTGCTCCGTTTACTATACATTCCAGACAATTTCAATTCCTGAACAGACTTGCGAGGTCTTCCGTTGCTTGCCATTCATGTTCCTCCTGTATAATGGCCTTTTGTTGCTTATGCACAAAAGAG